CAGGTCCAGGGTTGCTAAAGCCCCGGTAATCGATCCTTCGCGAGCTAGACGCTGGTTGCGTGTTTGATCACGAATGTCGACACCCGCACTGCGTAGACGGACTGCCATATAGTCGCCGATTGCTAACTGAACCATAGAGTTCAGCATAGGCTCGACGGCAATGGTCCGATCTGTCTTTGCAGTCTTAGGGACGAAGTCGACCCTACCACGTTCCACGGTGACAGGGACGGTTACGGACTCTTTTGTTAGGCTAACGCCCGACCAAAGGGGTAACTCCGCTAACAGCTCCGGAAGGAACCGTATAGCGTCTTCGCTACAAGCAAACTTCTGCGCAAGCTTACGCCTAGCAGAAGCATCTTTCTTTTTGACTTGAGTCGTCGCTCCCGGGCCAAAGCGTAGCTTTAAGTCCTCGAGACTAGGCAAGTCTCCCAAAATCGTACTTATTTTCCGCTGAGCCCGAAATAATACGGCCTCAACGTCGAGGGGAAAGGAAAATCCCCCTCGAGAGTACTTTCGGAAGATCTGATTCGTCTCGAGACAAAGCGCTTCGGCCTCTACGGCCTTTTTCCAGGCAACTGCCCTCGTATCGATACCCAAAACAATGTCACGGCACTTCTAAAAGAAGGCCAAGACCTGTCGAAGGTGTCGGTAGTCTGAGCAGGAAATCCCAGAAAAGCTAAGGTCGTAGTGGCACAGGCCGTGAAGATCTTGAATCTGAACAAGATTCGTGATTTCCGCGACCTGCTTACTTTCGCTACATTGCGAAAGATGCCAGCGAGAAAGGTGAAAGAGAACCTCATTGCTCTGATCCGTTCTGAGCAACTGGTCCCAGCGTGTAATGCGCATACGCACTCCTTAAATGGGGAAGTAATGGGACTAGGCTCGACTGGCTGGGTAACCCTCCTTTTGGGAGGGCGATGACGACTTACGTCGGCATCACCAGCTGATCGAACAGTTCGGAGAAGGGCCCGGTGGTAGCCGCGGCAACGGACGTCGAGACATTCCCGGCGACGTTGACGAGGATCTGCCTGGCCAGCCGGCGATCAGTGACGGTCGAACGTTGGTGCAAGAACGCGGTCGTAATGAACGTGTCCTCGTACGCAACTTTCGGCGCAGCCGTATAGCCAGCAGCGTT